ATAAAAAGCACTTTCTCCAATATTAGTAACACTACTTGGTATTATTACAGAAGTTAAACAAACGCAATTTGTAAAAGCATTCCGTCCAATACTCGTAACACTACTTGGTGATTCCTTATCTTCCTTAGATTCTTTTTTATAATTATCTTCTTTATTTTCACCTTCTTTACTTTCATTTTTAAAAGTAACAGAAGTTAAAGCACTGCAATCTCGAAAAGTTTCATTTTCAATCATCATAACACTACTTGGTATAATTACAGAAGTTAAAGCACTGCAATTTAGAAACGCATTCTGTCCAATCACCCTAACACTACTTGGTATTATTACAGAAGTTAAACAAGTGCAATTTTTAAAAGCATTCTTTCCAATACTCGTAACACTACTTGGTGATTCAAAAGTAACAGAAGTTAAAGCTCTGCAATTTTCAAAAGCACGTTCCCTAATCTGCGTAACACTATTTTTTATAATTACTAATTCTTTATTTTTTGGTATTTCAGTATCATTATTTGTCATTTCAAAAAAAAGTTTTTGTTTCTTATTCGATGTTTTTTCCATTTTATTATTAAAAACAACAAATAAATTTTTTTTATAAAAAAAATTGATTTTTTAAAACAATTAACTGACTTTTTATTAATTTTAATTCAAATGGACGCTAAGAATGCAGAAGTCTTATTTTATAAAATAAATCATAGTGGACGATCTCAATTAATAAGAAGACATGTAGACGAATTTAATATTGAGTTCATAAAGGAAGAAAAAACTAGAAAAGGAAAAGAAATAAAATATTTGCCGTTACAAGTAACAAAAAATGGTTACAGATTAAAAAGTGTCAAAAGAACTGATATTAAAGTTGGTCAAGGTCCGTTGGATTTCTTTTATGATTATAAGAACGATATTTATTATCGGCTATCATTAGTAGATACAATTATTGATATAACACATGCAACATTTACAGATTGCTAAGTCTAACATAACAACCTTGGAAATAAATATAATTTTAACACTCAATTGAGTGAAAAAATAAAAGTGATGTTAGATAATTTTTTGAATAGATTTATAGATAAAAAAAAAAGAAATTGATTTTTTTTAAAGTTAAAATAAATGGTAAATTTTTATTTTATTTACAAAGAACTTTTCCAAAGTAATAAAATTAAACATGGAAGTAAAATTTTAAATATTTTTTTTCAAAACAATACTACAGTTTCTTTTAATATAAAAAATATTATAGATAATGAAATGTATCTAACTAAATTGGGTGTTTCTTTTGAAAATATAATTTATGATAGTAATGAAGAGCAATTATTTGATTTTTTAGATGATTTTCATTACGACGTTATAATTATTTGTAATATATTTTCTTTTTACGAAATGGTAAAGATAAACGATATTTTTAAAATATTTTTAGAAAAAAGTCCAAAGTCCTATTTCATGTTTATAAATGAAATTATATATAATTCTTTCCAAAATAATTATCATCCATTATCATATATTAGGAATGGTTTATATAAATTATCTAGCTATAATTTCGGAAAAAGTATTGGAATTTCTGAAGCATATGATTTTATATATGAAAATAATTTAAATATATTAGATGCATCTCGTATACTAAGTCATCATAAAATTCCCACATATCCAGTTGAATATTTTTTAATTATTTGTTATAAAAGATAAAAATATATTATTTTATATTTAATAATTATTAAATAAAATTGAGCCATCTGATACTTGTCTTCCAAATTGTGGGGATATTTCTGAAAATCCCGTACAAATGTTTTCGTTTTCTTTGTTTTCTAGATCAGTGAGTTTCATTCTGATATTTTTTAATAATCTTGATTCGAATGATTTAATTATATCGGTAAATTCATCATATTTAGATGATAAATCATCATCACCCGTATTTTTTTTGAATTTGTAATTATGAATTTTACGAATGTTATCTTCATTCATTACAAATTTTTTACCATTACATTTTATATTTTCATAGTCAATTAGCATGCTTGTAATATTTTTCATATTTTCATCTTCTGTTCTTTTACAGGAATGTAATGGAATTTCAGTATCGTCTAAGTACAAATTTGAAAAAGAATGTTCATAAAAAATGACAAAAGGAATACTTTCGCAATCGACACTTGAACTATATTCTACTATTCCTCCTCTTAGTGCTTGTAAAAATATTCTCTTTTCAGTGTATTCAACATGTAAAGAATTATTTTCATACTGCAATCCGTCATACTCATTTAATATAGTAGATCTAATAAAACCATGACTAAAAGGGTTTCCAGAAATAATAACTTTACCCATTAAAATTTCAATCAAATTCGATAGAAGCTGACTCTCAGAGACTACTTTAAAGTTATTAAAAGGGAATTTTATATTAAAATTTTCAAACAATTGAAAAATTGGTCTCGAAACGTAACAAAAAATATCTTCCGACACATTCTTTTTTTTTAATTCGAGAATGTCGTTTTCTATCAACATTTTAATATTATCGTCATCAGTTAGCTCATAAACTCCTGGGTATTTATTGAATACAAAATACGATTGAAAACCATCAATCTTTTTGAATGTAACATCTTTTAAAAATTTCCAATTCGACATCTTTGGATAAATTGTACCAAATAAATTATTATTACGTTTTTCAGTCAACTTTGTAATACAAGTTCCAAATGCATCATAAAAATAGTAATTACCGCCGTTATCTACGATAGCATTTGAGCATATAGATTTTAACTTACTAAAGTCAGAATTGATATCACTGAATGTTATTACACAGTTCAAATTTTCAACCTTTGGGTTGAATATCTGTGAGCTTGGAACATCAGGAGAAATAGAAATTTTTCCTAACAAGATATTATCGTTTACAATAACAAGATTTTTCAACTGTTGAACCATTTTGTTGTAATTATAAAAAAAAGAAAAAAAAATCATTTTTTTTAAAATATATTTTTTCTAAAAATGTATTAAAATTAGGAAATTTTATTTTGGATAAGCCTGTCGAAATATTATCGACTCAAAAATAAAGTACTTCTTTCACATGAATACATTTACTGAAAAGGAAAAAGAAGAAATAAAATATAGAGGAAAAGCAGCCGATGGTATGACTACTAGAAGTAAAAGTAAGAGAAAAAGAAGAAAAAGAAGTAAACGATTACGAAGTAAAAAGAAAATAAAAAGAAAGAAGTAAAAAAAATATTTTTTTTCTTTGTTTTATATAAAAAAATGAGATGTTCACAATATAAAAACTTAGATAATTATTTTCATATAATGATGCCCAGTAAAAAGTCTGAACTTTTACAAAATAGAGTATCTGAAGGATATACAGTTCAAGCTCCTACAAAAAATAAAATACCAAACTATCAAGATGAATTTAAAAGAAATTATGAGTATGGTGTAAAAGATGCAAAAATTGTAGAAACACAAAAAGTTTAATGTAATATAATTTTTATTAAAAATTATATTAATGTGTTTTAGAAAAATATTTTATATTTATTTTACTTGTCAAGATCATGATCAGATAAAACGATAACATTATCATTATAAAATAAATGACGTTCAGAATCACCAGTTTTTTTTATATATGAAATATTTTCAAAACTTTTGAATTTTTTCAATATCACTTTCGTTTCTTTCTCAAGAAAAGAAACTATTTCATTATATTTTTTTACTAGTTTATTTCTGCGAGGTAAATATTTATCTTTCAATTCTTCGATGTTTAATCGATTAGAACTTGAAAATGAATCAGTAAAATATTTTTTATCCTTTTCAAAGTCAGATATGTATTCAAGTAGAATGTCGCTAATAGAATTGATTATTAAATAGAATAGTTTACCTAATTCCATGTTCTTTTCATTTTTTTTCAATCGCATTTTTAAAGTTTTAATCCATTTTTTCTCGTCAATTTCATCTTTCAAATATTTAAATCGTAAATCATCTGTTTCAATATCATTCATAGATCTTGGAAAGTGAGAATACATAAATCTGAAATGACTAGTTTCTCTAATAATATTATTAAAAATATTATCCTTTATTCCAGTTCCATAAAATAGACGTCTAAATGTGAAAAATCCTTGGTTTCCAAGTCTATTGTCGAAAATATTTACACATCCATTTTGTTGTTGATTTGTATTATTTTGTATCTCAATACCTCTCTCTCTCATAAATCTAAAAAATTCTGGATTATGAGTGACTCCGTTATCGATTTTACCAGTATTCCAAGAAAATGTGGTTCTACATGTTGGTACAACACAAAACATTTGATCACAACCATCTATTTTTGAAATAGGTATATTGCATTTAGGACAAGGTCTAGTTTCCTTTTTTAATAATTTCACAGTTGCAATATCATCTTCATTACATTTATGTGAATCATTATCGCTTTTTTCTTTATTACATTTAGAACAAAACACTATATTACAAATTTCGCATTTGTTTTGTAAAGATAGGAAACCTCTACAATTAATAGTCGGACATGGACTTGAGGTTACAACTTTTATTCTGTTACTATTATTTTTACAATCGTCTAATTCTGAATTAATATCAACTAAAATTGCTTTCAGTTCTTTTTTCGTTGTTCTTAGTATGTTAAGTTGTTTATTTATTTCTTTTTTTTCAACAGGATTTGTTGAATTGTCAATCTTTTTTTTAGTTTCATACATTTTTCCTGTTATTATCGTATATTTCATTTTAAATAATCTGAATTTGGCATGTAGTATTTCATTTTTTTTTTCTAACATTATAAGATTCATAGTATCAGGTAATAATTGTTTTTCTTTTTCTAAAAATATTAGTGCCATTTTATCGTTATATTTTCTAATTTGGGTGTCGTTCAAATTATTATATAAATAGTCTTTATTTATTTCTAAATTGCATGAAAAGCAAGTTGGTGTAAATTTATCGCTAATAGTTGTAGTAAAACAATCGTGGCAAAGTTGTTTACAAATAGATGGATTCGATGGACATTCAATCATTTTTACTCTTTTTGAAAAAGGTTCCCAGCATATAGCGCATGTGTTAGAGGACATCTTTCTTTTTTATATTTTTTTGTAAAATAAAATATAAAAAAAAATCATTTTTTTTTTGGTTAGTCATCGGAATAATCAGATTCAATCATAGTACTGTAGTTTTCACTTTCAATTTGTTCCTTAGATTTAATATAAATACTAATTTTACCTAAACTACCTACGTTACTTCTGAATAGAAGAGGTTTTCCGGGGTATATTTGCATATTACTACTTAGTCCTGAAAGTTTAGTTATTCTACAAAGTTGTTCTGTTAAAAAATCTTGACAATATTCAGTAGAGGCACTGCTGTCAACAGCATCTTCATCAGTTTCTTCTTCACCAAATTGTACACTTCTTTTTAAAATACCACCGGCGTTGCAATGGAATACTATTTGAAAATTTTTGGATGTGACTTTCATAGTAGTTCCAATGTTTGACATATCTTTGGACATTTTTTGAAATTCTGAAGATGATACTATTACAGGTTTATTATATCCTGTTGGAATATCAATATCAAGATTTTGAACTGTTTGAATTTTTAAATAAGATGTTGATATTCTATTATTTTCTTTTGGAATTACGCGGATCGCTAAATCGTTCGGATTCTTATCATCTATGAACAATTCGATACTGTCTTTTTTTTTAATACTTTTAGCCAGCTTATAAAGATGGTTAAGGTTGATTCCAAGGTACATTTTCTTACTATTGAATTTGTAAATTGTGAAATTTTCCGCCTTTAAATCAAGGTCAATTAATATAGTTCTGTGATGATCCATCATGCGTAAAGAAATTCCAGTTTCATCTACAACGAAACATGCTGTTTTTATATTATTAGCCAGTAATTCAGCTAATACTTTAATACAATATGCTTCTTGACTTTTTGCTTTGAATATAATAGTCATAATTTTTACTATAAATATTTTAAACTTTAAATTAAAATTATAAAAAAAATGTAATATTTTAGTTATTTTTTTTAAGATAATTATGTTAAAAATAGTTTTCCGCCAGCTGCCGCAAAACTATTTCTGAACAATGGAAGTTATGAGGTCAAATAAACCTAATTATGAAAATTAGATGTCTTAAAGCACGTCAAAAAAAATGTAAGATTCATTTATTTTTCAATACAAGGGGGTTAATAACTTTAACCCCCTTTCATAATAAGCCCAAATAACGGGTAAGAAGGTATTTTTTAAAATCGGTTATGTTTTGTATATACCCCATGTATTTAATTTTATTAACGCATTTATTTTTTTTAATTCATATTTAAAGACAAGATTTATATAATAAAAACATGGAACTTATAAATTCAATAGATGAAACTTTCAAATTTGAAAATAAAGAAATCAGGGTAATTGGTTCATATCAAGAACCTTGGTTTGTTGCAAAGGATATTTGTGATATTTTAGAACTTTCAAATATTACTAATGCATTAAAAAATATTCCTGAAAAATGGATGTCCTTAAAGTTATTAAGGTCATCTTATAATAGTCAAAATATGAATATTATATCTGAAGCTGCGGTATATAAACTAATTATGAGGTCAAATAAACCTATCGCACAAAAATTCCAAGAAGTTGTTTGTGAAGAAATTTTACCTAATCTGAGAAAAAAAGGAGAATATAAGATTCAAAGTATAATAGATAGAAATAAAGAACTTGAGGAAGAAAAGCTAAGAATAGATGAAGAAAATAAAAGATTAGAAGAAGAAAAAAATAAGAAGGAAGAAGAGCTTACCAAACTGACTAAGAAATATGTAAAGCCAAAAAAAGAAATAATTGAACATAAAAACGTTGTTTATTTAATGACAACTGAAGAATCGGAAAAAAAAAGAGAGTATGTTGTAGGTAAAGCAACTGATTTGAATAATAGAAAAGACAATTATGATCACAATAAATTACATGATTTTAAAATAGTATATTATATTTCTTTAGAAAATTCAAAATTAATGGATATAATTGAGGCGTCAGTTTTAATGAAACTTGGAAAATATAGATCCAAAGCCGGTAGAGATGTGTTTTTACTACCAGAACCAGATATTTCAATATTTACAAATATATTCGATGAATGCGCGAAGTTTTACGATAATGTTCACGAAGATGATGTCGTTTACGCTAAGAGAACATATACAACTGAAGATACAAAGAAATATAATGCAACTCGAAAAGAAGTTATGGAAAATTATAGTGAGGAAAAGAAAGAACAAATAAAAGAAAAACAAAAAGAATATCAAATTAAAAATGAAGAAGCTTTTAGCGAACTTCGTAAAATTGAACATAATGAAAATAGAGAAAAACACAATGAAATGTGTAGTGAATATTATGGAAAAAACAAAGAAGATATTAAACAAAAAGCTTCTGACTTTTATTATAATAATAAATCATTTATTTTAGACGAAAGTAAAAAAAGATACAAAGAAAACAAAGATGAGATAAAAGAAGTAAGAAAAGAATACTATGAAAAAAATTACAAAGATAAGATCGCCACGCAAAGACAGAAAAAGGAAAAATGCGAATGTGGACTAGTGGTATCTCATTATCAAATGAAAAACCATAAAAAAACAGAAAAACATACTATATTGATGGAAATTAAAAATAACAATCAAACAGAAATCGTAGATCCTGATAAAAAACGATGTGATTGCGGTATGGTTATAACACTGATTTCTTTAAAAAATCACATCAAATCTAACAGGCATAAAATGTTCATGGAATTGATTGAGGAAATGAAAAATGAAAAACCTGTGGATGAATCTGAGGATGAAGATGATGATGACGAAGAAGAAGACGAATATTCTGAGAATGAAGAAAAAGAAAATAAATCTGAAAATGATGAAATATGTGAGTGTGGTTTTATTTTATCTAGTAGATGTATGAGACGGCATAAAAGATCAAAACGTCATAAACTTCTTATGGACAAAAAACTTAAGGATAATAAAGAAGTAAAGGTGCCGCTATTACCGAGGATAGTCGAAGAGTCGGTCGCTGCTCCAGTATCAGCTTAATTTATTTATCATACTTTTGATATCATATTTATACATTATTTTTTTTAACTAAAAATCATAGGTTAAAAAAAATGATTTTTTTTATATTTTTTTATTTTAAAATTTACAACTTTGTATTTTTTACAATGTATTTTCCAGCAGCATATCCACCTATGACTCGTGTTAGTTTCCAGCATAACACACTTGGATCTATGGAAGGAGTCATTTCAAAAGTTGAATTGACATCAAATCGTGTATTATCAACACATCCGGATGGACTCGTATATATTATTGAAGTGAATTGTCCGAATAGAGGTTTGTTTCAAATTATGAGACAGCCTTCTGATATAAGAGTAGTAGTATAAAAAATAAATGTAAAATGTTGTAGTTTGTTTTGTATAGAAAAATTGAAAAAATCTTACATTTATTTTTTTAAATATGTAAAAATGTGTCCTCATCTATCTTTGATCAAATGTGTTGAAATATCTGTCGTAGGTGATAATTTAGTATCACACGAAGAATTTATATTTGATGACGATATGCCGGAGCTTTTAACTCCTGAACATGACACTTGGTGGCATGAAAATATACCTGAACTTATGTCTGATGATAATAACGATGAAAACGACTTTCTTTGTGAAATAGATCTAGAAGACTTTCTGGATCAACCAATCGATGTTGAAAGTCTAACATTTGGAAATCCAGACTATGTATGGAATAATAATATGACATATTCAGATAGTGAATAAATAGTGAGTTTTGTAAATTATTTTATATTTTTTCAAAAATACAATATATAAAATATAAAATTTTTTTTTTATCTAGAATATCTCTCATTGAATTGATTCATAACGTTTTTAGACATTATTGATTTCTCGCTTTCATATGGTTTCATTTCTTTCTGTTTTCTTTCAAATGTTGGTATTGAACCATGATTTTCAAATCCTCCTCTTTGTGTTCTTTCTTCTAGATAGTAATCTCTACTAGAAATATTGGTTTCACCTTTTTTATTTTCATTGGAAAAGAAATTAGTTGCGACTGCTTTTCTTTCTAATTCTCGGACATGTTCTGGTTTTAAAGTTTTTTGAGTACTATATTTAATATTTGACATTGTTTGATATTCAGGTAGATTTCTTTCTAATTCAATATTTTTGTGAATAAAATTTACATCCTTACGAGTTCCATTAGTATTAGTTCTTGTATGATATTCAGGTAGATTTCTTTCTAAATCAATATTTTTATGAATAAAATTTGTATCTTTACGAGTTCCATTAGTATTAGTTCTCGTTTGATATTCGGGTAGGTTTCTTTCTAATTCGATGTTTTTATGAATGAAATTCACATCCTTACGAGTTCCATTAGTATTAGTTCTCGTTTGGTATTCAGGTAAATTTCTTTCTAATTCTAAATCATCATGAATAAAAGAAACTTTCTTACTATCACCTAATAAATTTGAATTAGCCTGATATTCGGGTAAATTTCTTTCAAATAATTGAAAATTTTCATATATATGATCTGTTTTGGTATTACCGGATAGTTGAGTTTTGTAATCGATTGTATTTATATCCTTTGTTTTAAAATCCGATAAATTAAACATATCATCATCTATTATCAAGCCATTATCGATTGAACTACCTAAGTTGCTATAAACTGAATGAGCATTTGTATCTTGAATATAGTTATTTGAATCAAAATTTTCATTATTTAGCATTTGATGTCTTACTTCTTGTAAATTAGGTTGTGCTGATGTTGTTATATAATTTTCATTTATACCTTTACTTGGATCTTGAACAACTAATTCTGTATTTTTTTTCATACTTAAATTAGGAGTTGCATTTTTATTTACAATATCTTGAATACTATTTTTACTGAGTTCGAAAGGTTCTTGAAAAGGTTTTTGTAAAAAGTAAGTTTTAGTTGCTCTTACTTGACTTGAAACCATATTTTGTCTAACATTTCGAGAAGATGTTTGATTTCTAGAGTTATCTAATTCTTTTAAATTATGAGGCATACCAGGATTTGTAATTGCAAATGTTGTATTTCTAGGTAATCTAGATAATGGAAGTAAATCCTGAGGTGCCTGTACGGGCGGATGAAAATCACCATCTTTGTTTATTGTATAAGGGAGGAAAGCTTGTTGATTACCATAATTTTGTTGAGAACCACCAAAATTAGAATAATTGACACTTACACTAGGATTTACACCTCTTGCAAATCTTAAAATTGCCTCAGCAGAACGATCAGATTCATCAATCATTTTTGTAATATCAGAATTATCACCTACTTTGTCGATTCTTCTCATCATGATGGATTTTGGGGGATCTTTAATTATATTCATATTTGTACCCCAGGAATCAACTGAGGGTAAAGTAATTTTTCCATTATTTGTTATTGACGAATATGATAACATTTATTTTATATTTATTTATTTATATTTGGATAAAGTTTATAAATTTAAATATATATGATTTTTTAAATGCGAGATTATTTTTTTATATAAAATATATATAAAAAAAAATTTGTCATCTTAGATATTAGTAGTTAGATTTATGTTGTTTCCGATTTTATTTTATTTACTAAATTTAACATATATCTTCTTACTTTACCATATTTTGTACACAAATCTTCAATTGACATACCATTCTTGTAATCTTTTGTTAAATTTTCCTTGTCTTTTGGTTTTAAAGTTGTTACTTTATTTTCTCTATTTAAAATTTTATAACCGATACCATCTCTAAATTGCTTACTTTCAACCATTCTATCTATCACTCCTCTACCAATATTATTTTTTTCCGATGCTTCTTTTATTGTACTGTATCTTTCAATCTCAATACCATCTTTATCTATCTTTATTATCGTCATACAATTTTTACGATTTATATCTTTTAACTCATCTTTAGTAAATTTAGTTTCTTTGTTTCTCCAAATAAAATTTCCAGCTTTTGTTGTCTTATTTTCTAAACATTCTTTGATGTCATTATTATTTATACCATCTATTTTTATATCTTTTATAGATTTAAATCTTGATATAAATTCACCTTTATTATTATATTGATAAATAAAATTTTCATCCACAGTATTATCAAATTCATCATCACTTTTTATATCATCATCATATTTTCTTTTTCTTTTGTGTTCAAATCTAACTATCCGTCTTATCATATCTTGCTTTCCACCAAGTTGAATTATTTCGTTTTCTCTACAAATTTTTCTTATCTGTTTAAAACTTTTACTTGAATTTATTTCTTTCATTCTTTCATATGAAGCA